ACAGCCTATGCAGTGGGCGGCTTCCTTAACGGAAACGTATACCTACTTGCAGTTGGCGGTATCCCCGGTGGGTACGAGGAAGCTAAGCTAGAACTACTAGCTCAGCGCCTCAAGCCCTTTGCGCCTAGCGTAGTGAAGATTGAAAAGAACATGGGCTTCGGTGCTTTCCGAGCTGTGTTTACGCCTATCCTGCGTAAGCACCTCCCCGGCGCGGGTATTGACGATGACCTCGTTACCGGCCAGAAAGAAGCACGGATTATCAACACCTTGGAACCAGTGATGGGCCGGGGCGCGTTGATCGTCACCGAAGCTGCTGTAACACACGACGTTGACACGTCGATGACGTATGCACCTAACTTACGTTTAACGTATAGCTTCTTCTACCAGCTAGCCAAGATCAGCATGACGCGCAATGCGCTCATTCATGACGATAGGCTAGATGCTGTAGAAGGATTGGTACGGCATTTCACCGAGGCGCTTGCCCTCGACCAAAACAAGCAAATCGCTGCCATGATGGCTAAGGCTCACGCCGAAGCTATGGCTGACCCACTCGGCTACGGCCGTTATAAAACCCCAGTCGCTAGAGGTTCTAGTATGCTCAAGCGACGTAGATAAGGATTACCATGCGTGTAAATGATCTCCCCTCTGCTGGCCTGCTGTCTAACGGCACCCGCATTCGTATTGAAGCGGCTAAGGCTATCAGTGCTGTACAGGTTAACGCCGGTATTGCTGCTAACGCTGGCAAGTCCAGCAACGCCAAGCCCCTCAAGGACTTCTTTGATTTTGCTTCGGCTCAGTTGACAGCTATGCTGGATGTGGTTGTGCCCGTGATTGTGGCCCGCTCCATCACCCCAAGCAACACCTCCCGCCTTACCCTCACCTATGGTGAGGGCTTGGACAAGACCCACGTACCGACACCCGCAGCCTTCGCCATTACTGGTCAGGTGCGTACAGTCACCAAGGTCACTGTTGACGGCCCGTTTGTACACCTTGACGTTAGCGCACCATTTACTGCTGGTGCTGTCAACGTGGCGTACACCCAGCCCGGTGCTGCAACTGATCGCTTGCAGGATATTTCCAACAACTTCGCAGCTAGCTTCACCGCAACCGCAGTGACTAACTCCATCGTGTAATGGCTGACATCTTCAACTTTGGCGGTTTCCTTAAGAAGGTAAACAAAGACCGCGAAGAGAAGGCCATGCCTGCTGAGACTCCAAAGCCTAGCGAAGAATCTCAGCCCACCATGAGCCAAGGCGATTTCTCGTATGGCCCCGAGGGCTATCGACGGAATAAGGACAAGAAGAAATGATTAAGCAACGTCTAGCGGCAGCAGTCTTATCGCTCAGTGCGCTAGGCGCTGCCGGTATCGTAGCCCATGAGGGCATGCGTAGGGTAGCCTACGTTGACCCTGTGGGCATTGTCACAGTATGTGCAGGGCACACAAAGACAGCAAAGCTCGGACAGGTTAAGACTGACGAAGAATGCGCGGAGTTGCTAAAACAAGACGCTAAGCATGCGGAAGCTGCTGTGCGTCGCCTAGTAAAGACTCCGGTGACTCAGCGCCAGTTCGATGCGCTCACTAGCTTTGTGTTTAATGTCGGTGAGACTAGCTTTGCTAAGTCCACCCTGCTCAAGAAGATCAATGCGTTTGACTGTTGGGGCGCTGGCAAAGAGTTTGCCCGCTGGACTTATGCCGGTGGGCAGCAGTTGCCCGGACTTGTTAAGCGTAGAAGTGATGAACGCAGGGAATGGGAGAGCGGCTGTGCCACAGGAAACTTTAAAGTTAGCTACTCGGCGCATGGTAACCACACACCTACGGGTGCATGGGTCCAAGCGCGTAGACCTAACCCCGGCTCTCCTGAGCTACTGGCACGGAAGGCTCAATACAGCCTTGTTCGACCGGGAGCTTAAGCGCGTACCGCTAACATGCGGCAAGAGTATAGACATGGGTGGCCCAGTGATGGGCTACTATGACTACGACACTGTTGACCCTGGCCTGCACATCGACTCTCGGTGTAAGACTAGGGCTGACATCATCAACACGCTTGCTCATGAAATGGTACACCAGCTTCAACATCAGCGGGGCCTACCCGTTAACCACGGTAAGTTCTTTAAGCGTCAAGCTAAGCGCCTCGCTAAGCACGGAGTAGTGATATGAGATACGTTACCTTAGTGTTAGCGGCCCTAGTGTTAGCCCTCGGTGGCACCACATACGGCCTGTGGCAGCGACAAGCCGCCCTAGCAGACCAGAACAAAACCCTCACAGCCGCCGTAGAACGGGCCGTGGAGCGCGAGAAACAGGACCGGAAGGTGCTGGTAGCCCGACAGGCTCAAATCGCCTCACAGGCCCGCAAATTGGCTCATGCCCAGCGGAGCCTTTCAGAGGCCCTACAGGCGAATAAATCTTGGAGTGATACCGATGTCCCACCTGATGTGCAAAATGCTCTTGGCGGCCCTTCTGGTGGCTCTGCCGGGGTGTTCAAGCACGATTAAATATGTCCGAGAGTTGCCGCCCGCTGACCTGCTGGCCGACTGTACGGAGACTGTAAGCGAGATTAAGACTAACGGACAGTTAGCATCTGCCTACCTAGCGGCCAAGGGTGACCTAGCCAAATGCAACATAGACAAGAGAAGCCTGCGAGAGTGGGCTAAACAATAATGGCAAGTTTGTTCAATAAGGAAGTCGGCCTTTACCGCTATAACAGCGCCGTAGTCGTGCCGATTAACACCCACACGTTTGACCTTGACTTCGGTGAAGTGCTCAACGACTCCGATGGCACAGCCCTATCGCTTCATGTGATTAGCATCGGCACTTCTGGTGTGATTACCGTTACCCAAAGTAACAACGAGACTGGCAACTTTGTAGCCATTAGCGGCGAAAACGTTAACTCGGGTGCTGTAGTTTTTACTATCAACGCCGCTGGTTTGTACGTTATCCCTATCGCTGCTCGGTTCATCCGAGTAACTATGACTACCGCAACCACTGCTGGTACGACTGACCTCCGTGTGTCTGTTGTTCCCGGTAGCAACTATCGCCAAGTGTTTGTGGCTAACTCACCCGGCATTGGCATCAACGCCGGTACCAACAACATTGGTCAAGTCGCAGCTCAAGCCCCTAACGTGGTGACCGACGTAGCCTCGGCAGCTATTACCACCTCTGCCACCACAGCGGCCATTACGCCCACTGCTGGCACTAGCTACAGCGTCAACATCCCCGTTACCGCTGTGTCTGGTACATTGCCAACACTGGATGTGGGTATTGAGGAAAGTGACGACTATGGCACTAACTGGGTGCGTGTATACGACTTCCCGCGAATTACCGCAGTAGGTAGCTACCGTAGCCCACCTATGCCTGCAACAGGTAACCGTGTTCGTTACGTGCAGACCGTTGGTGGTACTACACCGAGCCTCACCCGTGCGATCAACCGCGTACAGTTGCAGACAGATGAAGACCATTTCCGTCAAATCATTGACCGCACTCTTGTACCTAACACCCTTAACTCTGTTACTCCTACACTGGTAGCACAGAACGTAGGCAATCAGGTCAAGCTGTCCGTAGCAATGGGTGCCATTACGACTACTGCCCCGCAGATTCAGTTGGAAGGCTCTGACGATAACGGTGCCACATGGCAGGCAGTCGGTGCCCCCGTTACCGCTGTAGCAAGCTCTACTGTAACTGCCAACAACTCGGGTCAGGACTGGAGCCTTTACCGGGCGCGTGTCAGCACTGCTGGCGTTGGCGCTACCATGGGCTCTATCCTTATCCGGGCACACAGCTAACATGGACTACACTAAGTTTGCTAGCCGAAAGCTACTCCTTAGTGTGCTTGGCATGGGCCTCTCGGCCCTAGCTTTGTACGTTAAGCTGATCGACCAGAGCGCCTTTGTGCAACTACAGACGTTGTGCATTGGGTCTTACACTATTGCTAACGTATGGCAGCAGAGTAAGGCCTAAGAGCAAGCTCCTACACAGAATGCTAAATTTGATAGCCATTTGTGTGGGGGCACCTCCAACTCTCCCCGACCCCAGTTCCCCCCTAGGGGCCTCGCACTCGCGCACGTACGCGCGTACACGTGGGCGCTATGCGTAGGCGCTATGCACGCGCGTACACAGGCGCATAATGCGTGCGTATGCGTGCGCGTTACTGTGTAGGCTAGGCTTAAGGTGTACGTGTGGGCTATCTGTTTACTCTTATGGCTTATGGCTTATGGCTTCACCCTGTATTACCGATAATGCTTTGGGATGTGCTACAATGCATGGCGAGATTAGGCTTAACGTGAATTGGTCCCTATACTACAGCTACAAACCAAAGGACTAAGCTTATCGAACGTGCATCTATTGCTAGTAAGCCTACTAGAAAGCCTTGAAGCAGAGCTTCTGAAAGCCGGAAGGCCTAGAGCTAGTAGACTAAGAGCTTATAGACTAGACTGTTAGCTAGTAAGCCTATAGACTAGAGCTTATAGACTGTGCTACAATGCAGGCAAGTTAGCTACAGAGCTTACAGACTAAGCGAATAGACTAGACTAGTTGACAGATAGGTTAGTTAGTATGCTATAATGCAGACAATGCAAATAGCGCCATGCTGTAAGAGCTACTAGCAAGACTTGCTAGAGTGTTTACAGGATGGTTAAAACTGTGATACAATGCAGTTATCGGTTAACAGACGTATGCTAGTGAATGCAAGTCGTTCT